CTACTGGTGCGGCGGGAGCAGATGGAGCCGATGGCACAGATGGAACGGATGGAGCCACCGGAGCCACCGGCGCAACGGGTCCGGCGGGAGCAACAGGCCCACAGGGTCCGGCGGGTCCGGCGGGTCGAGATGGTGCGAATGTGGTGTGGGGTTCGGTTGCGGGTGGAATGCCACTCCCGAACACTTTGACTCATGTCATCATGACGCTTGCGATGGGTGGACCCATCCCAATTCTCACACTCCCAGATTCCGATTTATCTATCACACTCATCCCGACTGATGCACCATCATTCCTGATTGATGCGAATCTCGTTCCATGTCCTTTCACATATCACAACGGTGTGTTATTGGTTGAAGGCACGATGTTGACTATTCATGCCGGTGCTACTGTCGATTTGTTGTTCGTCTTGGATGATGGCATGGGTCAACCTCGATACTACATTTCAGGATTCTCAAAGAATGTCGGTGGACTGTCTTTTGACATCACTTGATTGGTTCAATCCCCAATTGTCATATATGAGAATCCTCTGGTCAATGACCCATGCCTAACGAATGCGCTCAATGTCGCCTACCAATCACTCGCCATAACACAATCACGGCCATGAGTGTTATTTGCGGCAAATGTTATCTGAAAAACCAAGCCGAAAAGCGAGCGAAAAAGGGTTTGAAGTGATACCTATCGAACCCGATATTCAAATATGAGTATGAGCCCGCTCTGGAACGATGACAATTCGCTCCGAGCCTCAACGAACCTACGACCGAACTTGGATTGAAATCGAAGAGATGTTGAGCAAGGCCGAACTCAAATTGAATTATCATCAAACGGCGATGCAACAATATCCCACCAAGTCGAAGGAATGGGTTCATGATGCTCGCCAGTTCAAAGCACTTCAAGGAGTGGTCAAGACTCTCAAATGGGTGTTGGGCGACAAATCCGTTGACCATCCACTCGTTTGATAACGGTGGGCTGGCTCTCATAAAGTATGAGTGAGTTCTCGGTGTTGGTTGGTGATGCTCTCGATAGACTTGACGATATAGAACCCGAATCGGTTGACACTTGCATCACATCGCCACCATATTGGGGTCTCCGTGAATACACCGATGGTGATGATGAACTCGGCATCGAATCGAATCCACAGGACTTCATTGATTCACTTGTTCTGATTCTTCGAGCAGTCAAACGAGTTCTCAAGCCCGAAGGCACACTTTGGTTGAACATCGGCGACACCTATGTGAAGAAGCAATTGCAGATGATACCGGCACGAGTCGCTATGGCACTCCAAGAGGATGGGTGGTTCTTGCGTCAAGAGATTATCTGGGCGAAGCCCAACCCCATGCCCGAACCATCGAGAGATAGGTGTTCTCGGAATCACGAAGTCATCTATCTGTTGGCCAAGTCCAAGAAGTATTACTTTGACTTTGATGCCATCAAGGAGAAGTCCATCAACAAGAAGGTTGCAGGACCCAACATGAAAACAACGCAACACTATGGTGCAGGGAATGGTGGCAACGCCGGACTCTTGGAGTGGAAAAAAAAGTTCCACAAGACTGGCACACCTTTTCGCCGCAAGCGTAGCGTCTGGTGGATTCCTGTCGTGCCATTCAAGGGCGCACACTTCGCAACATTCCCTCCACAATTGATTGAGCCATGCGTTCTTGCGGGTTCTCCGGTCGGTGGAATGGTTCTCGACCCGTTCGCCGGCTCTGGAACAACGCTCGGAGTCGCCGTCAAACATGGTCGCAACGCCATCGGTATCGAACTCAATAGTGAATATGCAGAACTGATTCCGAAGCGAGTCAGTCAAATTGTCGGCCATCTGGTTCAAGCCGATGAGCAGATTCCCCACACACCCACCTTTGGTGAGTGGTTCATTTGATAAGGGTGGGAATCGACTCGACACTTATGGGATTCATTACAGATTGTCCAACCGAATACGCCATCTGGCAACAAGAGCAAGCGCACTTGGCTGAACTGGCCGAAGAACATGAGCGAGATTGCCTTGAGCAAGCGAAGCAAGAGATGAATCAAATCCTCGAAGTTCTGGGTCGGATTCCACACTACAAAGAAGCCAACGATTTGAATCAAACCATCAAGGATGAATGCGTTCTTGCGGGTGAATACATCAAGACGATTCGCAACATCTGTGCGGGTGGCGAGCAACAAATCATTGTGCAATCAGTTCTCACGCCAATTGTCAACGGATTGGTCGATTCGGAATACAATCTCGAAGCAGTTATTCAATTGCTGGAGCATAAGCCTGATAAACCAACACACACAACGACAAAGAAGGGGGAGTGAAATTGTGTCCGACCAACCCATCTCAACGCCTAAGAAGCCGTTCAAATACATCTCACTATTCGCCGGTATCGAAGCCGCATCAGTCGCTTGGCATCCACTCGGTTGGGAGCCACAATTGTTCTGTGAAATCGAACCATTCCCATCGGCGGTTCTCGCTCAACGATTCCCAGATGTTCCGAATCTCGGAGATATTACAAAGGTGAATTGGGATGAGTGGAAAGACAAAGACATCGACCTTATTATCGGAGGCTCACCATGTCAATCGTTTTCTGTTGCAGGAAAGCGTCTTGGATTGGATGACCCTCGTGGGAACTTGGCCATCGAGTTCTGCCGGATTGTTGACACAGTTCGACCAACATGGTTCATTCTCGAAAATGTGGCAGGACTCCTGTCATCTGACGGAGGGAGGGATTTTGGAGCCCTACTCGCACTCATGGGGGAATGCGGGTATGGGGTCTCATACAGGATTCTTGACTCTCAACATTTCGGAGTCCCACAAAGACGCAGAAGGGTGTTCGTTGTTGGACATCTTGGAGCCGATTGGCGACATTCCGCAGCGGTATTATTTGAGCCCAATAGCCTGTCAGGGGATTCTCCGAAGGCATCTGGAATCAAACGCCAAGCGAATGCCGAAGGTTCTCCAGAGAGCATTGGAGAGGGGCAAGGATGGTTTGAATCATCCACCGACCTCGACCGAAGAAGAGTGAAGGCCATCGGAATCGAAGGTGGCCAAGCACGAGCGACATTCGGCGATGACCTCGCACCGACATTGAATTGTCAAGACGATAAAGCATTGGTTGGAGTCGAGATTGACGATGAAGTGTGGGGGATTGGTGGGAGTCAAGCCGACCAATGGGGTGCGGTTGTCAAAAACCTCGCACCGACTCTTCATTGTCAATCTGACTGTTCGCTCGTTGCACATACACAAGAGATGAATGGCGACTTGCCCATCGGCATTGAAGGGAATATGCCAGCCCAGATGGGGAATTGTATGGAGAACACCCAACCGACCGTGATGGCAGGGAATGAGCGACCATTGGTTGCTACACCAACCGCTGGTGCATGGGCTGTCAATTCACGAGATGAAGTTCGATTGATTGACGATGATGGTCAAAAGACTGGAACACTTCTCACGAGCGATGGCAAAGGTCAGACGATGATTGCTCAAGAACCCAATGTGGAGATATTCAAGTTCGATTCACAATCCTCGAACTCCATGAAATCGTCAAATCCAGATTCGGGATTACAATCTGGCGTGGAGATTGCACCGACTCTCGACACAATGCAACCCAATCCTGCTCTCAATCAAGGTGGGCTGGCGATTGTTCAAGAGGATGATGCGGTGTCATTCCAAGCAAATATGAGTCGCTCGAAGGATGGGGATTTGAGCCACTATGTCAAATTAGGACCCAACGATGGTTCGATAACTCCAACAATCACCAAAGAGACCAACCCTCGCAACGCTGCGACATTGGTTGCTCAACCGGATGATGTTGTGTCGCTTCAAGATGTTGAACAATACAACAAGAAGTCGCCGTTGGCTGGAAAGGGGTATCGACAGGATGGCCAATCATACGCATTGGGTGTGCGTGGGAGTGCTGGAGTCGGTCAACCCACCGATGTCAAGGCATTCACAACGAAGGGAGATGGGGCGGTCTTTGAAGCCGATATGCACCCAACACTCTCATCATCTCAAGGTGGTCAGGCTGGTCAAGGTTATCCGGCGATTCGCAGGGAGATGATAGTTCGCAGATTGACTCCATTGGAGTGTGAGCGATTGCAGGGATTCCCCGATAACTGGACTCGCATCGAATGGAAAGGCAAACCCGAATCCGAGTGTCCAGATGGACATCGCTACAAAGCCTGTGGGAACTCGATGGCAGTTCCGGTCATTCGTTGGCTCGGTGAGAGAATTGAAGCCGTTGATTGTCATGTTCCTCATGTCGACCTGCCCGAAGAGAAGAATCGGGTATTGACCGGCTTCAAGGATGGTGTCGCCATATCTCAAGACACAATGGATGAGTGGTTCTCGTGAGTCTGATGCAATTCCTTGTGGGGTTGAATGATGTCGATGTTCGGGCTTGGGTCATTCAAACGATTGACAATGACTCCAAACATGAGAAGGGAATCCGAGTCTTGGCTCTCAATGTAATGAATGCTAAAGCGGGATTGGATGAGATTGTCGAGAAGTCTGGATTAGATATTGATTCAATTATGCGGGTGATGGATTCGTGGCGACTGGAACCCAATCTGGCTTCGATTGAAAACAAAGTGAGGGTGGCGAATGTGATACTCGATGCACTCTTTGAGCGAGAACCCAGAGGTGAGAATGATGACCAAGAATCCAAAATGTCGCAAACAAATTAGAGACGCTTTACTATTGATGGAGATAGATGATTCGTTCTCGTTGGATTGGTTTATCGAAGAGATTAGAACGCCGAGAGGATTGACCAAAAGCAAACTTCTTCAACGCCAACCAATCCAACGAGTGGCGATGATTCTGACCGAGTATGTGGTTCAAGGATTCCTTGACCGAGAACAGACGACAACCCGAACGATAGCGCACTATCGAGTCGTGAAATTGCTCGAATAGTCTGAATCACAATTCTCCGCAAGTGTGAATAACCACATAGACATAGGATAACAATATGGATGATTCCATTGAGAGTATAGATGATGTTGATGAATTACTGCCGAGCAAACATGATGAGGCATTGATTCGGTTCGTTGCACATCTGTTGATTCGTGGTAAAACCGAAGCCGAAGTGAGAAGGTCATTGGTTGAAAATAGCCTCTTTGACTCTCACGCCTCGCCAGCAAAGTGGAGAACTCTTATTCGACAGAGCCAGATTGTTGCAGACGACATCAAGTGGATGGTCGTGGCGAAAGCCGAGATGGATGATGTTGAGCATCAACGATTGGATTCATATGCTCGAAGGCGGCGAGCGATGGGTCGACTCGAAGCCATCATCGAGAGCGCACATCAACAGGCCGACTCGGTGAGCAAACTGAACTCGGTGTCATTCATGGTGGGTGGATTGCTCAAGGCACAGGAATCAATGGATAAGTTCACAGGAGCGCAAGAAGCCGCACCACAGGTTGTGGTCAATGTTGGCTATGACCCATTACAACAGTTCCGAGATGTGATTCAAAAAGAGATTCAGGTCATAGATATTGAATTGGATGCCGAACTGGTTGATGAGGATATTGAAGAAGTCGTTGAAACCATTTCATCCGAAGAATGAATCTGCGGTCGGATTCGATTCGATTCGATTCCAGCAACCAGAACTGGCGAACTGGATGATATATCGAATCCGATATGGCCAAAAGTTCCTTCGAGTGTTTTCCAGACAATTACAAAAAAGACGAAAAAAACGAACTTAGAAAACCGCTATACTGCGAGCCTGTGAAATCCCCAAATATGCTCCATCCTGCAATCCGAACGACTGGTCGACATCATTCTGCCGAAGTTATTCGGTTCAATATCGAATCGAGGTTTGTTGAGGCTCGTTCGGCCCAGTTAAAATTGAAGTATTATGGCCAAAAAGCATTGATATAACCGAAGCATTGATAAGGTGGAACACCTACGCCAATACAAGGAGAGAGCCAAAATGAGCCAAACCGAAACCGAAACCGAAAGCCAGACCACCGAATTAACCCTTGACAGGGCAACAGGAACCCTTGTGGATTCCTCTGCCGTTATGTCAACAGGCGCAGGATGCGCCGTTGCTTCGTGGGCAACAAAGCAGAAAAAGATTGACCGCACAACCGTGAATGACGCACCTGCCGAGAAGCAGACCAACAGCGTTGACCTCACAATCGTTGACAACAACACCGGAGCAACCAGCCAAATCACCGGCGATGCAACAGTCGGACTTGACAACCCAGATGCAGTAATCACACAGAAACTTGGAACAAAGAGTCTTGCACTATTACTCTTGATGAACAACAACACCATCACCGCAGAGAACATCACCAGTCAGATGAAAGAATCACTCATCAATGGAGATGTCGCAACACAAGCACGAATACTTGGACTCGACTTCGACTCCGAGAAGTTCGCCGCTGCTGAAGCACTTCTAAAGTCCATCACCAACGAGACTCGTGGAATGAAAGCAGGTCGCCAGCAGTTCACTGCTCGCACCGCTTGAATCCCAAGTCAGTCAACCAACGATGGTTCACTCCCTGCATCCTTCGGGGTGTGGGGGGTGTTCAATCATCACCGCCTTCATCGAAGGGTGTGCATGGGTGTGCCACCATCTGGTGGGATGCACATGGTCAACAACACGACCGGCCATCTGACAGATAGATGTGCCAGTTCGGAATGCTTTGACCAATCTGTGCGTTCGCCGAATCATCGAATGATGTGAAGGGTGTGCGATAGGTGTGCGGGTGCATGATGCCTCGCTCTCGCTCCCAGAGAATTGTCGATGATGATTCGACTTCGGGAACTGGAATATATTCAGCATCGTGGGGGGGATGAGAATGTCATTCGCTCCAGATAGCCTGATGGTCGACAATCTGCCGGAGCCATGACCCCCCGCCTGTCGGTCGAGAAGCATTTGGTTTTTCGTTTTCGCTTGAATATCCTCTCAAAATAGAATCTCGTTTTTTCATTATTTTTTTTTCGCTATATTACTACTTATGTTCCATCAAATCAATTAAACAAACGAAGGGGGTGTATGGGACACACACACACTACAAAATGGGAGAATGATATACTGCGCCCAACCACACCAGATTGGGTGTGTATGTGTGTCAAGAGGGGGTCTCATCTGATTCTTTGGACTATCCCCCCATAGGGGGGATAATGATTGACACCGCCGTCAATCGGTTTGAATCCGGTTCCAATCATTCCCAATCATTGTTCTCATTGTGATTCCGCTTCATTGATAAGGGTGGGATTGCGAGGGTTGGTCATGCCGAAGAAGTCTGCAAAGCCAAGCCAACCGATTGAAGAATCATACCCGACCATCGTGATTCAGTTCCGAGCCAAAGGGAATCTCCCACCTGACATGAATATGTCTGCGGCGGATATTGCGATGTTCCTTGCACAAGGGATTGGAATGGTCAACGAGCGTGAGCAAGTGGCTTGTGATGTGTCGTTCGGCCAGACCAGTATAACTCAATATGAAGTTCTCGCCAAAGTCTTGGAAACAACGGGTGGAGAATGATGGGGTCGATTCAATGAAGGATGCAATCAGCGATTGGTTCTTTTTGATATGGGTGTCTATCTGGTTGTGGTTCATGGCTCGTGGTGATTAAGAATGCGGCTATGTGCAAAACGAGGATGCCGGAACAGCGCATCGAGAGGATTCCGATTGTGCTATAACCATCAAAGTGCGAGAACCGCCATGAAACAGTTCTTGAAGAATCGAAAGAGTGGAGAAGCCACTCCTGATGAAGAAGAATGACCCAATACCGTGATAACCCCCCATGAAGAACGAATTGCGTATGGGGAACATCACAAACCTCTCGTTGACATCGACTACCACAAGTCTTGTTCCAAGTCCAGCACCAGTCATGATGCTCCGTTTGACTGGCTCATTGGGGATGGATGATTGCACTTTGGAGATTCATGATTGTGCCGAAGTCGGAGATGTGGCATCCACGAACCTCGTTGCTAAATATATTCTATCCGCCCAGACGGGAGTGTTTTCATTTGACTTCGATGAAGTCATGTTCCTCAAAGGATTAGTCGTGGTCGCAACGCTTGGTGTGGCCGGACCCTTGAACTTGAATGTTGAATGGGAGTGAAATGATGGAATCGGCTCTGGAGAACATACTTGCCGAAGAGATATTGGAGCCGATACTTCTTCTCGTTCAATCTGGGAACGGCAAAATCTGGATTCACACTTGGGATGAGAATAAAGTCAAAATCGGCGAAGTCGATGGAGATTCATTCGACCCCGCTTTGAGAATATGTGAGCAATCCGTCTGGAACAAATACCGAACGGATGATGCGATTCGGCCAATTCTTCGCTCGCAATACACTTGCTTGAAGAATCCAGATGATGCCGTCAAGAAGTGGGTGTTCGACCACAACACTCTCGATGCCGACCGGAACGCCGTGATTATCTCATACACCTGTCAAGAACCAACGACCATTGTGATTCCAAAGAATTGATAAGGGTGTGGCCTCTCTTCATTGACATGAGCGACCAAGAAGTCCAAGTCGACCTCACATATCACAGGATGCCCGACTTTCCACATGAGATTGAAGCCGTCTTGAATGCCGCCATTATGCTCCAAGACTCCAAGATGTTCCCAGATTGTTGCTATCAAATCAGCGAGGCTATGGCTCACACTCTTAGAGAAGTGGGGTTCGATGCAGAAGCCAAAGCGATTGCTTGTGATGTGTATGGGTGGAATTATGACTATGTTCGATTCGCCGGTGGGATGCCTATCAAAGCACCCAAACCATCCAAACATGACTCGTGGCAAGCCAGAGCAAAGGCTCGCAACCAGCGTGGCGGGAATAGGAACAAACCCAAAACCCGACCCGACCTTGTGCCATATTATCTGGGGATATTCCACGAACAGGTTGTCGATGGTGATGGCTATGATGGCCATGTGGTTTGTGCGGCGAAAGGATTCGTTCTCGATGCCACCGCACTTCAATTCAATCGCCCACACAAAGGACTCCATTCGTCTAAGACGGTTGTGATTCCATCGGTGGCATTCCAACCGTTGCCAGATTCATATCAAGACTTGGTTTGTTGGCCGAGAAACTTGGCCGATGGAACTCCGCATCCTGATGCCGGTGCGGATTTGTTCGCTATCAAATCACTTGAGCAGGAACTCATCGCAATCTCATCTCCCAAATTACTTCGTAAGCAAGGTCAAATTGCATACTGTGTTCGAGGGGATATTGACTCCGATAACTGGATGGAGCATGGCGACCAGACCCAGCGGAATATCGACAGGGCGAAAATGATGATGCTCAAGACTACTCAACAGTTCTTGGCTCTCGACCGAGATGGCGACATGAGTGGAACCGTATCATTTGAGGCTTGAGAACCAAAGCATTGATATACACCAACACCCTCGCATCAAATACCCAAGCGACTTGGGATGCGGAACGAGACCGCAAGTGGGAGAGTAATCCCTTAAACGGCCACAACGAGTGGTCGGCCAACAAATGTATAGTCGAAGTGGCATCCCCCACCAATCCTTTTCCTTTACCCCACTATATCAATACCGGCGAGTTCATAATGGTGTGCAATCCATGAATGAATTATGACCGGAATCGGCGACAAGACCAGAGTGAGAATGATGAGTGTTCTCAAAATGTTCATCACGAACTCAAACGAACCAACAAACAAAACTGGAATAATCAACGATGCACCGCTACAAGCGAAGTCATACAATCATACCATTCATTCGTTGAAGGTGTCGGGCTTCATCCAGAAGCATCCGAAGAACAGTCGCCGATGGTTGGCGACCGGCGAGGGAATCTCGTGGGTTGTCAAGTCGATAACTCAAGACAAAGTTCGAGAAGCGTATGATGGAGATGCCATGAGGCATTCCAGAGTCAATCCAGATGCCAGTTCAAAGAAGTGTATCACCAATCCTCATCAACCGACTGTCGATATGATTCGATTGAATCTCACCGACATCAACCAGTTCATCCACGCAATTATCGGAGACCGTTCGAATGGCGAAGTGTCATGGACTCGTGATGGTCGACAATTCTTGGTGAAGGTCGAGAATGGTGTCGTCAATCTATTCTTGGGGCAGGAGAGTGATTCTCAATGAGTCTTGAGGATGACATACGAGAAGTGGTCGAAGAAGTGAACGATGAAATGGAGCACGATGAAATCGAAGTCAACGGACTCAAGACTCACTCATGGGAGATAAACGCCAACACATCGCCAACGGCGATTGGCGAGAAGGTTCTCATGTTGACATTGACAAATCCCCAACAAGTATTCCGCTTGTTCCGAGCAGACGATATTATTTTCATCACCGCCGTTGAGGGTGAACAATGGGAACGAGTCGGAAATCCAGATTGACCAACCCACTATCTGTTGAGCATCTCCTGTTGGTTCGGAATCTCTATCGAGAATTGCGAGCCGACCGACCAGATGTTCTCGGTGGGTTGCCAAGCGGAACATCGTGGTTGCGCTGGCGGTATCTCCGTGAGGGAACAATCCGCCTACTGGCGCAGGTCAGATTCAAGGATGATGATTTCACCATCTCTCTCAATCGCTATTCATTCGACAAGTATCACTTGATGGAGCCACTCCTGCTCAAAGGATTGATTCATCACGAACTGCTTCACATTGTATGTGGGAGCGAAGCAGGACATGGCCAGATGTTCACCAAATTGGAATCAGGCTGGGAACAATTTGACGAATATCGCTATCAACGAGCGAAGTTCGTTCGAGCAATCGAGCGTATCGAGCGAGATAAGGGTCGACTGTTCAAGTATGAATGTCCAAAATGCCACAAAGTTCTGTTCAGAACTCGCCGGATGGCTCCCGAATCGGCTTGTCGGGATTGCTGCAAAGCGAATAACGGTGGAGTCTGGTGTGAATCTTTTGTGTTGATAGAACGGAACGATTGATATAGGTGGGGCTGGCTCGGTGGTAATATGCCCAGAAAGCGACCTGCCATTGGCAAGAGAGAATTGAAGCGTATGACAAGAGAGAATCTGAAAGCGAAACTACTGGAACATGGACTTGAATGTGAGGATATGCAAGCAGGTTCAATCACCTATACGGTCGCCAGATTCCCACATGAACCGAACCAGATTGTCGCCGCTATCTATGGCTCAATCAAGGGTTGTGCATCTCTATGGATGAAAGAAGCCGCATTCCAAGAGGCAAAGCCGAATCTCCCATCAGACACCGTTGTCGAAGATGTTGCTATGTTCCGCAGAGGATTCCAATGGGCGGTTCACTTTGATGCACCGACATCAGAATTGATTCCTGTGTGTGTGAGCGCAACCGTATCTGCTGGAACCAACCGACTCAACAAGACTCTCAAGCGCAGGGCGGATGATGACCGCCGAGCCGCCGAGAGAGAAGTCCGTCAGGCCAAGATGGCCGAACGCAAGCGTGATTGGAAAGACGATTCAAGTGTTTGAATTGACTATTGATATTCCGAAGCATTGATAAGTGGCAACCTGTTCGGTATAAACATGGCAACCATTAGTCCAGAGCAAATTGAAGCCGTCAGCGCACTTGAAAGTGTGCTTGACGATGTAATAGACCGAAGCAAATCCTTCGCAAGCGACCTCGTGAATAAGGGTCAGAAGTATTCGCTAAGTGAGAAGCAAATGTATTGGGTGAAGCGAATCACCGCAGAGGCAACACCATCCTCGACTCCACCGGCAACACCTGTGTCCGGCGGCGCACCAGTATCGACTCCACCGGCAACCGAGAACCTCTCGGAACTATGCGACAAACTCGATGAAGTCAGACCATACCTTTCACACCGAAGTCAGACCTTCGCTCAATCCTTGATTCGTCAAGGTCGCAACAAGGGTTATCTATCCGCCAAGCAATTGCCGTATGTTCACAAAATGATTGACGAGGGAACAGATGCACAGGCAAAGGGAATCGCCGATAAAGCAAGCAGGGATGCGGCTCGTGCGGCTCGTGCGGCGGCTCGTGAAGCACATCGCATCGCAACCACACCTGTGAGCGACTCCGATGCTATGGATGGATTTGAGGCAGTTCTGGAACTATTCGATGCCGCCGGTGCAACATTGACTCGCACTAAAATCCACTTGATAACTGACGATGGCCGTGAAGTCGTTGTTCGTTCCAACCGCCGACACAAAGAGACCAACGAGGTTCTCTATGTTCACAATCACGGTGCTGATTACAACGACCGTGATGCTCAATATGGACACATCAACAAAGCAACCGCAGGATGGAACTTCACTCCAGCAACCAACGCCGAAGTTCACAGGGTTATGACACTACTTCGTGATGACCCACTTGGAACTGTGATGGACATGGGTCGCAAATCTGGCCGATGTTGCTTCTGCTCCTTGCCATTGACTGACTATCGTTCAACCGCACATGGCTACGGACCCATCTGTGCAAAGCATTACCGCTTGCCATACTCAAAGGCCACCGCTATGGTCATCGAAGGCGAGATTGAATCAAAGGTTCTTGAAGTCATTATCATGCGTGATGATGAGGGGAACTTCGCCGTGAAAGACCACAAGACCGGAGAGACCATCTGCACATTCACCAGTCGCCAAGCGGCAAACGAATACGCAGACCAATTCTCAATCGTTGAGAAGGTTTGAACCGATAGGTTGACGAATAGGGGTTCACTCCCTTGCTCTATGAGCGAGGGTGGTGGATTGACCCTCACGAGTCAACAGGCTCGTGAAATAGCCCTTTATCCTGACCGTTGGGCGCAATACTTCAGAACCATCGAAGGCAAGCCCTTCATGCTTCACGAACGACCATATCTCATCGACATCTATCGGCACTTCGGTGCGACTGAACGGAATGACATCACGAAGGTGATTGTTCTCAAATGTTCACGCAAGGTCGAAAAGACCGAGACCATCTGCAACCTGCTCTTGTATGGGTTATTGAACATTCCATACTTCAATGCCGTCTATACCGCACCAAGACAACCACAGGTGTCCAGATTCGTTGAAGAACGGTTCAATGGGGCTATGATGTCAAGCATCAACGGTGGATGCCTTCTCAAGCAACGCATCAAAGCATCCGTGAGCCACCAGACATTCGATGTCGGTGCAAAGTCGTTGAACCACTTCTATGCCTACTCGAACTGGGGCGATGCTCACGGTTTGCTCGGTATCGCCGCCGATATGTGTTGCATAGATGAATATCAGGATTCCGACCCAGATGTTCTCCCAATGCTAATCGAGATGCTGACTCAATCGAACTTCAAAATTGTTCTCGTGAGTGGAACGGCTCGTGAGCAAGGCTCGGAGTTCTGGCGGCTCTGGGAGACCAGCACGAAGGGCGAGTGGGATGGTGAACAATGGGTGCATCAGCATGGCCACGACACACAGGTTGACCACATCATTGGCTATCACATCACTCAACCAATGCACCCCGATGTGAGCGATGATGACATTGAACAGAAGCGTGGAACATACACACCTCGCCGATTTCAAAATGAAGTTCTCGGTGAGTTCTTTGCTGGTTCGGCAAAACCCCTCACATTCGATGTGGCTTTGGGAGTTATCGACTCCGATATGTTTCCGACCGAGAGCGTGAAAATCCCAGAAGAATCGGTGATGGGAATTGATTGGGGATTGACAACGACAATTGTCATCATGAGCGCAGATGGCAAACGGATATTGAACGCACTTCAAGTCGAGGCTCGTGGCGATGGAGACTTAGATGAAGTCGCACGAGTCAAGGAACTCATTCTCCGATACAATTCTCGAAAGGTCGTTTGTGATATTGGCTACGGC